TAGATTTGCGATGATAGTTCTCATCCCTTTCAATGCAAATGAAACGGCGATTTGCGTTCATGCAAGCGATGGCTGTTGTACCGCTACCACTGCAATTGTCTAGCACTAGCTCGCCTTCGTTTGTGTAGGTTTTGATTAGGTATTCAAAGAGGGCAACGGGCTTTTGGGTTGGATGTTCAGATTTTCCAAATGCCCCAACATTTACGGAATCAATTTTAATCACATCTTCCGGATATCGTTCACCATCTGAAGAAGTAGATTGATTATTGATATTTATTATTCTTACTTCCCCTTTTGGATTTGCTCGTTTATAAGGTTCTCCATTTCTCATTTGTGGGTTGTATGTCGGTTTAGCCTTGTAAAAAATCATGACATCTTCAAAAGTTGCAAATGGCTTAAAAGATTTAAGTTGATAGCCTGCTGTCCCTCTCTTGTACCATATCCACCTATATCGAAAAATGCTAGGATTTGAGTTATACAAGGCAAATGTAAATCTTGAGTTGGCCGTCAAAACGATAGCCCCGTTATCCTTAATTACTCTCTCATACTCTTGCCAAAGCCTGCCCATGTCAATGATACTATCCCATTCGCAAGCGGTCGTACCATAAGGCAAATCGCAAAGTATCATATCAACGGATTTGCTAGGGATAGAGGGCATCAAGTCAAGGCAATCGCCTAGATGTATCATGTTTTCTTTTAGCATTAGTGATTCCTCATCGCCTTGATATGCGATTGAACAAAGTTAAGTTTGCTCTTGACTGTTGGAGATGTAGCAGGCACCGGCTTATCAGCAACGATCTCGCTATCACGCCAAAGCCAATTGATAACATCGTATCTAAGAGCATCTAACGGATCTTCTCGACCGTCTTTTTTAGGTGTCTCTTTGCCATCCCAAGCATAAGACAAAATAGCCTTTCTAAAGCTATTCCCAACACTTGAAGAGCCTCGTTCCCATACTTCAGAAGTGCATAAAATTCTTCTTTGATGGATCAATCGCTTGACCCTTTGAATACCGTTTAAAATATCTGTTCGTATTGGATCAGTGCACCACCTAAAAGGCATCCCTATGCCACCTTGATCAGGGTGTTTTGAAAGCTCATGAAAAGCTGATTGGGCTGTACGATCTGATCTAGCTGATCCAGCTTTATCGCCGCTTGCACCGTCTAGCAAAATACGATTGGGATATCGTCTAGCTAGATCACGAGGGCAAGCGATTTTTAAGACTTCTTTGGCAAGCTCTGAGAGTGTGATTTCTTGAGGATTGATTTCAGCACAGATGATATCAGCTTCTAAAGTTGGATCATGTGCCAAGATCAAAACAGAGGGCTTTCTAAAGCCAAAGTCAATGACAAGCCTTGATGACATAGATGGATGATAATCCCAATTGCTGATAACATGGCTTGAAGTCCATTCAGAATAGATCACGCCTTGAGGTGGTCTAGGTTGATTTTCAACCATTGCCAAGCGTTCGCTTTCAGGTAGGTTCTTGACGGCGTCAAACCAAGCTTCTGAGAGATTAGCTTTATTAACATGGCTAGCATAGAAGATTGGAGTGCATCCCGCCTTTTCTGCAAAATCAACCCACCAAGCACCCCAAACTGGTAACCCCACCATGATCATCTTAGGCGATGGGCCTGATCTAAGACGCCCCAAGGTTTTCTGAGCAACCTCTTCAGATAGTGTTTGACACTCATCAATCAAGGCAAGCCCCGAAGTGATATTTAAGCCTTCCAATGGGTTATGTGTAGCGTCTCTTGTACCTGGTCTAAAATAAGATCGACACCAAACAACATGACCATTTGGGGCAGTCCATTTGCCCTCTTGCTGATGATAAACCCATCCATAAGGCACAAGCCACTTCTCCAACTCAGGGCCTAAAACAGATCTATAACGGGGGGCTGTATCAGTGACAAGTAAAGACGATTTATTGGGATGTATGCTTGACCAAGTCCACAAGGCAAAGACTAGAGCGGAAGTCTTGCCACTACCCCAGCCAGCACGAACGGCAATAAATGGATCATCTGAATAGATCAAGCGATCAATCAGATCAACTTGTAAAGGATTTAATTTAAGCTCTAGCTCAGTCTTGTTCGTCTGTGCCATCATCGTTCTCATTTGGGAGTTCGTGCTTGATTTGTACAACTTGCCCATGTTTCTCTTTTTGCACCTGCTGAATCACATTGATGATAACCTTGCTATCATCTCCCTTTGTGTTCATGTCAATGGTCTGCTTCTCTCCAAACTCTAAAGGAAACTTTCTAGCGAGTAGCCATTGGGATGCTCTAACATCGCTTTCAGAATGCCTCTGAATGTTCTGAAGGTGCTTTAGCTTGAGAGATATTTCAGCCCTCTTGACATCAGCCACTAATTCAGCATCAGCCTTCATCCATGAATGAAAGGTGCTGTATGAGATGCCAACAACTGAAATCGCATCAGTTTGAGAAAGCCCTTGAGAAATAAGCTCAAGTATTTGCTCAGTTGCCACAAGCCTCTTCTTTTTTGCGATCTCAGCTTTATCTTCTGAAGGCTTTTTTGCGATTGCTTTGGTCGTTTTAGAATCAACCGTATCGATTTTTGCAGTAGTTTTATTCTTTGCCATGATCAAGCTTTCTGATGATTTTAGTTGTGATTTTTTCAATAGCATCATCATCATCGCTTTCAAGTACTAAATCAATTTCATCTCTCTTCAAGCCGTCAAGCAATATCTTTTCAGCCAGCTTTGAGATCTTGACTGCATGTCTATCGCTGATCGTATCTAGCAAGCTGATTAGCTTTGTTGATACATAAAGACTCAAGATTGATTTTCTATCTTTAGGCCTCATCATAGAAAAACAACCTCAGAGGCAATGACTTTAATGTATTGCTTGCCCTCGTGTTCATTGATGACAATGCGACCAATAACAGTAATTTTATCGCCTTTCTTAGCTTGAGATTGAACAACGCTAGCAAAAGCCCCCCAAACCTCGCAATTGAACCAAGTTGTTTTTTCTTCGCCTTTAACCTTTTCACTATAAGCAACGGAAAAGGTTGCTAGGTCTTTATCGCCAATTTTCTTGAATTGTGGATCTTGTCCAAGCCTTCCAATGAGAGTAAATCTATTGAGCATTTTTTTTATCCTTTAGTGATGAATAGATGTTTTTGATGTCTTTGATTTCATCAAGTACTGATAGAGTTTGATTGATTTCTTTCATTTCTTCTTTGTAGAAAATGAGATTGATGCAAAAGTTGAGAGCTTGCCCAACTTCTGGAGCATCATCTTGAAACATGGCATCGACTACCTTTTTAAGGCAAGCAATGCGATTCATTAAATCTGAATTTAACATAAAAATTCTCCTTTGAATGTGTATATAGAACACATAATATTATATAATTTTATATAATATTTTTTCAAAGAGAGAGAAAATGAAAGTCAATGTGAATGATGGCTTTGTTGAATTGGTCGACCACATGGGAGACGATTTAGCAATTGTGAATGCGGCTCGTGTTTCCTATGCTGGATCAAGTGATAAATGGACTGATAGAGATGATAAGCTTTTAAAGTACTTATGGGAGCATGATCATACATCACCATTTAGACATGGGCATGTAAAATTTAGGATTAAAGCACCTATCTTTGTTTTAAGACAATGGATGAAACATCAAGTCGGTTGTGCATGGAATGAGCAATCAGCACGATACACTGAGATCAAAGAAAGCTTCTTTTATCCCGATTACTTTAGACTTCAAGACACCAAGAATAAGCAAGGTTCTTTTGGTCGTCTTGATGATGATCGAGAAGATGAAGCACTCACATTGCTAGCCCAAGGCTATCAAGTCGCCTACTACAATTATCTAAGGTTGCTTGATATGGGCGTTTGTAGAGAACAAGCTCGTGTTATCTTGCCAGTTGGCACTTATAGCGAATGCATTTGGTCTGCAAGCATTCAGGCAATCATGCACTTTTTAAAACTTCGACTTGATCATCACTCGCAATTTGAGATGCAAGAATTTGCGAAAGCTGTGTATGATATAACTAAGCCGCTTTTTCCCAAGACGATGGAGCTAGTTAAATGCAATGTCTCAGATGTAAAAATACAATAAAATCAACTTTAGCAGGCTCAAGCATTGAGTATCACTATTGCATCAAATGCAGAGCTATTTTTGATCATCAGCCTATCATCTTATCATACGATGATGTTGAATATGATGAAAGCTGGGATGACATCACCAAAGACGAAAGCGAAGATGATGAATAACTTTTTTGATGTGTGTTGGCTTGTGATGGGATTGATCTTTAATCCAACTCAAGGCAAGCAAGATTTAGGATGGGAAAAGATCATTGCTCAATCAATCCCAAGTCGCATGAGAGTATGCCAACAAGTCGCATTTAGTGCTGATAGAATGGGAGTTGATCCAAA